GACGACATGGTGCAGTCATCAGACGTAGTGGTTACAGACCCGATACGTGACGCCATCATGGAAAGTGACGTAGGCCCAAAAATCCTATATCACCTCGCCGAAAACCCCGAATTTGCACAGAAATTGAACGGAATGTCCGTCATTTCGGCGCTGCGCGAGATCGGGAAACTGGAGGCACGGTACGAAACCAAGCCTCAAAGCAAGCCTTCTGCCGCTGTGAAAAGCAAAGCGCCGGAACCGATCACGCCGATTAAGGCTGCATCCTCTGGGCGAGATGTCGAGGTGGACTCCAATGGAGAGTTTCGCGGGACATACGCTCAATGGAAGGCAGCACGACAGGCTGGCCGAATCCGGTAATTCTTAATCCTTTTGGAGAATACAAGTGGCTAATACACTTCTGACAATCTCCAAGATCACCAACGAAGCGTTGATGGTCTTGGAAAACGAACTCACCTTCACGGGTGAGGTGGATCGCAACTACGACGACCAATTCGCCGTCGTGGGCGCGAAGATCGGTAACACCCTCAACGTCCGTCGCCCGGGTCGCTTCATCGGCACCACCGGCCCGGCGTTGAACGTGGAAGATTTCAACGAAACCTCGGTTCCGGTGACGCTTTCCACTCAGTTCCACGTGGACACGCAGTTCACCACGCAGGACTTGGCGCTTTCGCTGGACATGTTCAGCGACCGCGTGCTGAAGCCTGCCGTTGCCGCTATCGCCAACAAGATCGACTTCGACGGTCTGACCATGGCGAAGAACAACACGGCGAACATCGTGGGCACGGCTGGCACCCCGCCGACCGGCCTCATCACGTACTTGACCGCTGGCGCGTACCTCGACTCCGAAGGCGCTCCGCGTGACGGTCGTCGTTCGTGCGTCATTGAACCGTTCACCTCGGCGACCATCGTGGACAGCCTCAAGGGTCTGTTCGTGCCGTCCGATGTGATCGGCAAGCAATACCGCAAGGGCATGATGGGCCGCGACTCGGCTGGCATGAACTGGTACATGGATCAGAACGTGACCAACCAGACGTTCGGTTCGTACTCGGGCAAGACCCTCACCACGAACACCAGCACCTTCACGGGTTCGCTGGCGACGGGTTGGGCTTCGTCCTCGACGGTCACGCTGGTCGCTTCGTCGGCGCTCACGCTGAACCAAGGCGATGTCATCCAGATCGCGGGCGTCTATGCGGTCAACCCGCAGAACCGCACGGCTTACGGTTCCGGCAAACTTCGCAACTTTGTGGTCACCGCGACCACGGCGGTTGCGACGGGCGGCGGCACGCAAGTCACCGTGTCCCCGGCGATCATCACCGGCGGTCAGTTCCAGAACGTCACCGTCACCAGCACGTCGGCAACGGCTGCTGTGACGCCGTTCAACAACTTGGGTACGGTCAGCCCGCAGAACATCATCATGCACCGCAACGCCTTTACGCTTGCGACCGCTGATCTTGAACTGCCGGATGGCGTCCACTTCGCCGGTCGTGCGTCCGACAAGGAACTCGGCCTGTCGATCCGCGTTGTGCGTCAGTACACCATCAACAACGATTCGATCCCGACTCGTCTCGATGTGCTGTACGGATGGGCACCGCTGTACCCCGAACTTGCTTGCCGCGTTGCGGCCTAAAGGAGTAAACCATCATGGCAAACCCCGGCCCGGCTTCAACCGTAAGCAATAGCCCTTTCAACCTTTCAACCAATCAAGCCCTGCGCTTGATCGCCTCCGCGCAGTCGGTCAACCTCAATGCGGTTGCCGACACCATCGCGGCGGTGCTGGATTCTGGCCGCGTCAGCGTCCAGAGCATCATCGTCACCAACGCCAGCGTCAACCTCACCACCGCGCAACTCGCCGTTTATAGCGGCGCGGCTGCGACGGGTACGGCTGTGCTGTCGGCTTCGGCCTTGACGGACTGCACCGGATCGTCGGTGGTCAAAATCTTTACTGCCTCCTCGACGGCAGCATTGACGACGACCCCGCTCTACATCCGTTGCACGACCGCACAGGGCGCTGCGGCGACGGCAGATGTGTTCATTTACGGCTACGACCTCACGTTCCTGCCGTAAGGAACTAGCCGACTAGGAAAGGGAAGCCACCTCCGTCAAAAGGGGTGGCTTTTCTTTTTCACGCACTTATACTTTTGAAAACTCCGCGAGGCTTTTATGGTCAACACCTCGGTCTATCGTACAAGCGGCAAAACGGTCACGATGTCGCTGACGACTTCGGCCTCCAGCGCAACGCTTGTCGCCGCCAACACCAACGATCAAACGAACTACGTCATGTTGCTGAATACCGGCACGGGCGTGGCTGCGGTTGAATTCTCCAACACCAGCACGGTCGTCGATCCTGCCATCGCCTCCTCGGGCAACGCGGGTTCGTTCGTACTGCCGGGTGGCATGAACTTCCCGCTGGTCGTCGCGTCACCGCCCGCCCCGTTCTACATCAAAGCGATTTCGTCTGGCACGAATGTGCTGTACGTCACAGCCGTGCAAGCGGATTAAGCCATGTCGAACGACGTTCCAAGTACCGTAACCACGAACATTGTTCCGGTTCAAGGTATCTTTGAACCCGAGCCGACGTTCAAACTTATTACGCTGATTGGCCCGGCAGGGACGCCGTTCGGCGTTAACATTGACCCAGATCAGTCTGGCCTGCACATCACCAACAGCACGATTGACTCGTCGGTGATCGGTGGCACGACCCCGGCTGCGGGTACGTTTACGACCATCGCCGCAACCTCGGGAACGCTATCGGCGGTTCCGGTCAGCGGCAACGACATCGCCAATAAAGCGTATGTCGATTCGGTCGCGCAGGGTCTTGACGTAAAGCCGTCGTGCCTTGTTGCGACCACGACCAACCTTGCGGCGTTGTCGGGCTTATTGACCATCGACGGCGTGACCGTCGCGGCGGGTGATCGCGTACTCGTCAAAAACCAGACCGCCAGCCAATTCAACGGCATTTACGTCGCCGCTAGCGGCGCATGGTCGCGTGCGTCGGACATGACAACGTGGGCGCAAGTGCCGGGCGCGTTCACGTTCATCGAACAAGGCACGACGCAGGCCGAGCAGGGTTGGGTCTGTACGTCGGATCGCGGCGGCACGATTGACGTTACGCCGATTACGTGGACGCAATTTAACGCGCCGACGATGTATTACGCCGGAAACGGCCTGCAACTGGTGTCTAGCACGTTCTCGGTGGTGCCGAACGGCACGACCATCAACGTATCGTCGTCGGGCATCAAGGTTTCTGACACCTACGCCGGTCAGTCGTCCATCACGACGGTCGGCACGATTTCGTCGGGTACGTGGAACGGGTCAGTCATCGGCGCGACCTACGGCGGCACGGGACTGTCGAGTTACGTAGTCGGCGATCTAGTCTACGCATCGACTTCTAGCACGCTTGCCAGCCTGCCAGATGTCGCCACGGGCAACGTATTGCTTTCGGGCGGTATTGGCGCAGTTCCGGCTTACGGCAAGGTTGGGCTGTCTACGCACGTTTCGGGTGTCCTTCCCATCGCCAACGGCGGCACGAACAACAGCGCCACACCCACCGCTGGCACGGTCGCATACGGCGACGGGTCAAAGATCAACTACACCGCAGTCGGTGCAGCGGGTCAGTTTTTGCAATCGGCAGGCTCGGGTGTGCCGGTATGGTCGGCAGTTACGTCGGCCACCGGATCGACCGCCTACTACGGCGCGTTTCAAGACACGACCGACCAGACCATCGCCAGCACGACGACGGCGTATGTGGTGGCAATTGGCACGACCAACGAAGCCAACGGCGTCACCATCGCCAGCGGCAACCGCATTACCTATGCCAACGCTGGCACGTATGCGCTGACGTATTCCATCCAGTTAGAAAACGCTAACAACAGTATTCACGACGCTGACATTTGGGTGCGAAAGAACGGCACAGACCTTACAGACACCAATAGCCAGTTCAGCGTGGCAAACCGTCACGGCAGCGTCAACGGCCACTTAATTGCGGTCTGCAACTACGTGTTCACGCTTGCCGCTGGCGATTATCTGCAAATTTGTTGGGCGGCAACCAGCACCGACGTTTCAATCCAGACGTATCCGGCGCAAACGTCGCCGACTCGTCCGCTGACGCCGGGCGTTATCGTCACCACGGCGCAACTGACGCAGATCGGCATCGGTTACGCGAACCTTTCTTCCACGACGTCGAACAGCATCGGCACCGGACTTAAGACGTTTACGACCAATTTAGACGCCATGAACACGGCGTTTGGCATCGGCACGCGCACCCGTGTGACCTATCCGGTTGATACCACGAAGTTCATGGAAGGCGTCATTACCGCCTTTACCGGAACGTCGCTCACGCTCAACGTGGACACGGTGGGCGGCTCCGGCACCTATGCGTCGTGGAATTTCTCGGTCGCAGGATCGTCGGGCGTCACCAGTTTCAGCGCGGGAACCACCGGCCTCACCCCGAACACCTCCACGACTGGTTCTATCACCCTCGCAGGCACCCTCGTCGCCGCGAATGGCGGCACGGGGTTTGCGTCTTACACGACCGGCGATCTGCTGTACGCCTCTGGCTCGACCGCGTTGAGCAAACTGACGGTCGGCACCAACGGTTACGTGTTGACCTCCAGCGGAACCGTCCCGCAATGGTCGGCAGGATCGACGTTAAGCGTCGGCACGGCCACTAACCTCGCGGGTGGTGCCGCAGGCCAAGTGCCGTATCAAAGCGGCGTAGGCACGACGCTATTCACGACGACCGGCACCTCGGGGCAAGTGCTGACCTCTAACGGTTCCAGCGCACCGACATGGACGACTCCCGCCGCCAGCGTCACCGTTAGCGACGACACGACAACGAATGCCACGCGCTACCCGTTGTTCGCCAACCAAACGACCGGCACGATCACGACCGAATATGTGTCCTCGACCAAGTTGCAGTACAACCCTTCTACGGGTGCGCTGACGGCGACTTCGTTTAGCGGTTCGGCCTCGGGCTTGACCAGCGTACCGGCGGGGCAACTGACCGGCACGATTCCTTCGGGCGTCCTCGGCAACAGCACCCTCTATGTCGGCACGACGGCCATCGCGCTAAACCGTGCCAGCGGGTCGCAGTCGCTGACGGGCGTTGCGATTGATGGCTCGGCAGGCTCTGTCGCCAATTCTGTGACGTTTAACAACGGCGGCGCAGGGTCTGCCTCGGGCGCGACCTTCAACGGCGCGTCGGCCATTACCGTGTCTTACAACACGGTCGGCGCGTCCCCGTTGGCAGGTTCCAGCAGTCTGACCACGGTCGGCACGATCACCAGCGGCACATGGAACGGCAGCACCATCGGCGTCGCGTATGGCGGCACGGGCTTGACCAGCGGCACCAGCGGCGGCGTGCTGTATTTCTCCGCATCTGGCACGCTGGCATCTTCTGCCGCACTTGCCTCAAATGCGCTAGTAATTGGCGGCGGTGCTGGCGTAGCGCCTAGCACGATCACGACTGGCACGGGCGTTGTCACGGCCCTTGGCATCAACGTCGGTTCGGCTGGCGCGTTTGTCGTCAACGGCGGCGCACTTGGAACGCCATCCTCTGGCACGTTAACGAACGCCACGGGTTTGCCATTGTCTACGGGCGTAACTGGCACGCTTGCTGTTGCAAACGGCGGCACCGGCCTTACGTCTACGCCGACCAACGGCCAGATAGACATCGGCAACGGCACCGGATTTACGCGCACGACTGTGACCGCAGGCAGCGGAATTAGCATCACCAACGGCGCGGGCAGCATCACCATTGCGGCATCTAGCACCGGCGGCAGCGCTCAGGACTTTATTGTTCAATCCTACGGAATTACTTGAGGCATAGATCATGTCAACGTCAGCACAATACGCATCAACCGTTCGCAGCGCCTCGGCGCAAGTCACAACCGCTAACACCAACCGCAACGGCACCGGCACGATTGTCAGCGTGTTTACGGCTGGATCGTCGGGGTCGCGTATCGACGACATTTACATCGTCGCTACCGGCACTACGACGGCGGGTGTTGTGCGCTTGTATATTTCGGACGGTACGAACATTCGCTTGTGGCAGGAAATTCTTGTCCCGGCAAATACCCCAAGCACTTCAAACCAAGTGTTCAGTTATGCGCTTCTCAACCAAGCGTTGATTATCGCTAGCGGGTATTCGTTGCAGGCTTCAACGAACAACTCTGAAACATTCAACATCCTTGTAACTCGCGCAGGAGACTTCTAATGAATCCGGGTACCTTTCAAGGCGCAGGAACTGGCGTCCCGGTACAAACCCCGCGTCCGCAAACTTATCCGCAGACGATTGAATATGTAACGTCATCAAAAACGTGGACAGCGCCTGCGAGTGGATGGGTTCGCTTTGTGGCGTGCGGCGGCGGCGGCGGTGGTGGTGCTGCGGCTGTGAATGGCAATACCGCAGACCAAAAATCATGCGGTGGCGGCGCAGCGGGCGGCTTTGCGATCAAAACTATTTACGTCACCGCAGGAAACAAATACGTCATCACAATCGCAGCCGGTGGAACTGGCGGGTCTGACAGTACCACAAATAGCACAACATCTGGAACCGGCAACACAGGCGGCACAACTAGCGTCGTCGGGCCAAGCATTTACTTGCTATGCAACGGCGGGCAAGGCGGGCAGATAAAAAATGTTTCTGGTTCTTCTTCGGTGTCTGTGGGTGGTAACGCCATCGGTGGCGATATTGTCGGCATCGGCGGCGGCGGCGGCGCGGCGGCAACGAGTTATCAGCCTTACGCAACTGGCGGCGGCGGGGTTGGCATCTATGGCGGGACTGGCGTTAGTTCGCAGACCAGCAACTCCCTAGGCGCAGGGACGCTCTACACTTATTTTGGCAACTATTACCTTTCTTCTCCCGGCAATCCATATTCTGCAAACGGAGTGTTGAACGGCACGACTATTTCTGGAGCAGGTCAGACATCTGCAAATACTTCAAACACCGTCCCACAATCTTCAAGCGTTCAGCACGTACCCGGAATCGCGTTAGACGGCGTGTTAGGCAACGCAGCAGTATACACTTGTAACGCCTCTGGCCCCGGCTGTGGAGGCTCTGGAGTAGGTACTAACTTTAATACTGGGGAAGTCCAATATGGTATGAAAGGCGGCACGTTTGCCGGAGGCTCTGGAGTCCGTGGCGCAGGAAATACTGTAATCGTTGGCGGCGCAGGCGGGTATGGCGGCGGCGGTGGCGGCGGTTCAACTAATGCAAACGTCTATTCGGTCGGAGATATGTACTCCGTAGGCGGCGCAGGCGGTCAAGGGCTTGTGGTTGTGGAGTTCATCGGAGCATGAACACTTACGAAATTCTTGATAACGAAAATAATGTTATCAATACAATTATTGCAACAGAGGATTTTGTTGCGTCGGAATACGCGGGACAGTATAGGCTTAAAGATATGCCTAATTTACCGCCGCCTCCTCCTGTTCCCGCGATTATTACTAAAATTGCGATGATCACTCGGTTTACGGATTCCGAATACACGGCAATTTTATCGTCAGCAAAAACAGACGTAGAAACCCAAGGTTGGGTTGATCGTCTTTATGCAACATTGTCGATTAACTTAATTGATCCGCGCACGATAGCAGGCGTCAATATGTTCGTGTCAAAGGGATTGCTGACTCAAGAGCGTGCAACAGAAATATTGAACCCGGTTGTAAAACCCGGAGAAGCGGCGTAATGATCGCAATTCAACAAGACATGAATCCATCAGCAATTAAGGCTGAAAATCCCGGTTTTGATTTTGAATTGTCGGACGATTTTATCGGCGTGTTTGATGGTTTATTTTCTAGCGAATACTGCAAAAAATGGATCAACCATTTTGAAGAAGCAGATTCAAACGGATTTTCATACAACAGGTTCAATTCAAATAAACTGCCAAAAATTTCAATGGACGACCAGTCCATCAGTTTTGATAACGGCAAGTTTTATAATAACCATGAAATGAAAGTTGAATGCCAAGAATTCAACACGAAATTTTGGCACATTTGTTATCGGCTTTACGCAGACAAATATTCTGTTTTGAAAACCGCAGATCAGCATCAAATTTACTCGGTAAAAATACAAAGAACCAACGTCGGACAGGGCTATCATGTTTGGCACTTTGAAGATTCATCAAGAAATGTATCAAACAGGATTTTGGCATTTATCCTGTATCTAAATGACATCAACGAAGGCGGCGAAACGGAGTTTTTGTATTTACACAAACGAATCAAGCCGGTCGAAGGCCGGATGGTAATATGGCCTGCCGGATTCACGCATACGCATCGCGGCAACCCTCCGTTGAAAGACACGAAATACATAATGACCGGATGGGTCGAGTTTTAAGGCCCAAAAGGAGATAAAAAGATGACGACGCCTGTATGGTCAATCGACAAGATGCTGGTCAAGCCGTCTGAAGGCGGGCAGACCGATGTGGTCGTGACGGTGCATTGGTCGTGCAGCGCATCATCTGGCGATAAAACCGCCAGCATTAAAGGCAGCATGGGCTTCAACACCATCGGCGACCCGTTCGTGCCGTATGCCAGCCTCACGCAGGATGATGTGCTGAATTGGATTTACGAACGCGGTTTAAACAAAGAGCAAACCGAGGCCGTGGTGCTGTACGACCTTAACGAACTGCTCAACCCGCCGGTGGTAGATAAACCGCTACCGTGGAGCGCGTGATGGCCGACTATTTGTGGAAGATTGATCGCGTAACGACAGATGGTCCAATTCTTGTTGAGGCTCACTATCGCGTCACGGCGACCGAAGGCGACAAGACCGTGGAAACGGAAGGTAACTGGCGTTTCCGCGACATCAAGTCCATGACCGATGTGACCGAAGAAATGATCGCAGGCTGGATTGAGGCCGAGTCGGTCATCGACGGCGTATGCACGATCAAGCGCGACCTAGAGCGGCAACTTGCCAGCACCGAAACGGTAGAAACCCCGCCGTGGATACCCAAGACCTTTAAGTTAGGGTGACGTATGACACAGCCTATCGACATCATCAGCCGCGCCCTTAAAGACATCGGTGCATTGGAAGCCGGGGAAACCCCGACGCCCGAGGCCGCGCAAGATGCATTCGATATGCTGAATGATATGTGCGCCCAATGGTCAAATGAAAACATGATGGTTTTTTATCGCACCGAAATCATTTTTCCGTGCGTGCAAAACCAGATTCAGTACACCATTGGCCCCGGTGGACAGGTCGGCAGCGCCTTCACGGGTAGCATCAGCGGCACGACCTTGACGGTCACCGCGCTGACCTCGGGCGCGATCACGATGGGCCAGACGATTACCGGAACCGGCGTCACCTCGGGGACGACCATCGTGGGCTTTACCTCGGGCGCGGGCGGCAACGTCAACGAACTCGGCACCTACACCGTCAGCAAGAGCCAGACGGTCGCCAGCACATCGTTGACGGGTTACTACGAACGCCCCCTCGCTATTGAGTCGGCCTTTGTTCGCGTGACGACGACCAGCAACGGCGCACCGATCTACGGCGGTGGCCTCGACTATCCAATCTCGGTTGTAAGCCTTGAGGAATACGAAAGCATCGGCCTCAAGTCCCTTAACGGCCCGTGGCCGAAGGTCGTTTACTACCAGCCGTCCGAGTTGCTCGGCACGGTCTACGTGTGGCCGAACCCGGCGCAGGGCGAGATGCATTTGTTTGCCTCGACCATCTTCCGTCAGTTCGGCACGCTTTACGACACCATCCAACTGCCGCAGGGCTACAACATGGCGCTGCGCTGGTGTCTTGCCGAACGCTTGATGCCGATGTACGGCAAGGCAAGCCAAATCCAAGTGGCGATGATTCAGCAGTACGCCGCGCAGTCCAAGGCGACCGTTAAGCGCACGAACATGAAGCCGCCGCAGATCGCTCGTTATCCCGAATACTTGCTGTTCGGAAAGGCGAAGGACGCGGGCTGGATTATGGACGGAGGCTTCGCGTAAATGGCCGACTTCGGCTTTGTTGGCGCGTCTTATGTTGCACCGTCGATCTACCAAGACGACCAAGAGTGCATCAACTTCTATCCCGAGGTAGACCCGACCAAACAGCCGGGTGAACGCGGGATCGTCGCGCTATATCCGACGCCGGGACTCGTCACCAAGGCCACGTTGTCTACGGGCAAGGTACGCGCTATGCGTGCGCTCTCGGGCGGTCAATACCTTGTCTGCGTGGTCGATAACACCGTCTGGGCCATCGACACCACGTGGACGGCGACCAACATCGGCAGCATCAATTCGTATTCTGGGCCGGTGGCGATCACCGACAACCAGATGGATGCGCCTTACGGGATTACCGCGTACATCGTGGACTCGTCGGGCCGGTATTACTGGTCGTCCAACACCACCGCCGTAACGCCTTTGCCGCCCGATGACGGGCTGTGGTCGGGCGCAACGTCGTGCGATGTGGTGGACAACTACATCGCGTACAACCAGCCCGGCACGCAAAACTGGTCGGTCACCGATCTCGCATCCCCGTTCACCACGACGGGTAATTTTGGCAGCAAGGACGGGTCGCCCGATAACCTTGTTGCCCTTTTTGTTGACCACCGCCAAGTGTATTTGCTCGGCGAAAACACTACCGAAGTGTGGGTGGATGTCGGCAACCTTATCGAAGGCATTACGACCTTTCCGTTCCAGCGCATCTCGGGAACGACTAGCCAGCACGGTATCGCGGCGTCGATGTCGCTTGCGCGGTTCGGCGAGGCTTTTCTGTTCGTGTCTAAAGACACCCGAGGCAAGGCTATTATCGGGTCGTTAAACGGTTATCAGTTCCAGCGCGTATCGACCCACGCGGTTGAGGTGAGCCTTGTCGGGTACGACGTATCGGATGCCGTGGCCTACACTTACCAAAAGGCAGGCCATGAGTTCTACGTCGTCACGTTCCCGAGCGCCAATCTGACATGGGTCTACGACCTTGCCACCCAAGTCTGGCACAAGTGGCTGTCGTGGGATGGCACGCAATACACCCGCCATCGCTCTAACTGCGGCGCGTTTTTCAACGGCTACAACGTCGTCGGCGACTTTGAGAACGGCAAAATTTACGCGCTGGACGACAAGACCTACACCGAGGATGGCAACGTCATCCGGCGGTTGCGTCGTGCGCCGCACATGGTCGCCGATCTCCAGCGTCAGTATTTCGATGAATTGCAGATCCAGTTCCAACCCGGCGTGGGCCTTAATACGGGGCAAGGACAAGACCCGCAAGCGATGCTGCGCTGGTCGAGCGACGGCGGCTCTACGTGGTCGTCAGAGCATTGGGTGAGCATCGGCAAGATGGGTCGCTACACGAACCGTGCGATCTGGCGCAGGCTCGGCTGGTCGCGTGACCGCATCTTTGAGGTCGCCATCTCCGACCCCGTGAACGCTGTGATCGTTTCTGCGAACCTTAAGGCTAGTGTTGGGGAAAACTGATGGCTGGTGTCAGCACCAACATCAACATCCCGCAAAGCGCCTTTATCGACCCGCTGACCGGGCGACCGGCTCGGGAATGGCAAGTCTGGCTGCAATACCCCCGCATGGTCGGGGCGCAGTTCAATAATCCGCTACAGACGGGATCTGGCGGCACGGGCAACTATGTCACCCCGACTGACGGCCAAGTGCTGATCGGCAACGGCACGGGCTATGAAGTCAACACGCTGACGCCCGGCACCGGCATTGACATCGCAAACGGTTCGGGCGAAATCACGATTGGTTTAGCAACTCCGGCCCCCGGTCAGCCGAGCAGCATCACGGTTGGCGCGAGTCCCTTTACCTACACCAACACGCTCAAATACAACGCCGACGTTTTGATTAGCGGCGGCGGCATTTCAAAGTTATTATTCACCCGTAACGGCACGACGTTTTATAACACCGGCAGTTATTACGGAATGTTCACGCTTTCGCCTAACGATTCGCTGAAGGTGTATTACGTTTCCGCGCCGACGATGACTCTGATTCCGAGGTAGTTATGACCACAATGATCGCAACCCCGCCGAAACTGCAATTCTTCGACAATGCAGGCAACCCGCTGGCGGGCGGCAAGGTCTACACCTACGCGGCAGGCACCACGACCCCGCAAGCGACCTATACGGATTACACGGGCGGCGTGGCTAACGCAAACCCGGTCATCCTCAACACTCGCGGCGAGGCCAGCATCTGGTTCACGACTGCACAGTACAAGATCAAACTGACCGACGCCGACGACGTTGAAATCTACACGGTAGACAACCTCAACGGCCCCGACATCGCCACCCTCGCGGTGTTGGCGGCATCCTCGGGTTCGTCGCTGATCGGCTACATCAATACGGGAACGGGCGCGACCGCCCGCACCGTGCAGGCTCGTCTGCGCGATTACATCAGCGTCAAGGACTTTGGCGCGGTGGGCGACGGCACCAACAATGACGTAACGGCTATCCAGAACGCGATCAACGCGGCGGCGGCATTACCCTCCAGCGGCGGCTCGTCGGGCTTGAGCGGCATCAGCGGCGCGACGGTGTACTTCCCGTCTGGCGTCTATCGCATCAACAGCGGCATCACGATTCCCGATGGCGTGAAACTGGTCGGCAGCGGCGAACGCGCCACGGTCATCAAGTATTACGGCTCTGGTTCGGCGGTCGCTAATCCGACCCCCGGCACCCGCATCGGCAAGATCGGAATCATGGAGATGACGATATTTGACGCTGGCTCGGGAACCATCGGCCTCGACCTTAACTCGGTCAGTTACTCTGAATTCAGCGCGTTGTGGATCGACGGCTTCGATACGGCGGTCAAGATCAACTCGCCCACTTCGGGCTGGTCGGTCTACAACCGTTTCTACAACGTCACCGCTAACCTTTGCACGACCGGTTATTGGTTGACCGGAACGTCGTCCAACGCGCATACGTTCTACGCTTGTCGATACAACACCGACACGCCGAATTCGGGTGGCATTGGCTGGTATATTCAAAACAGCAACGGCAACCAAATTATGGCTTGCCACGGCGACATGGTGTCGAACACCACTTACTTTGCAAAACTCACGGCGTCGAGCGCGAACCTTACCGACGGCAATGTGTTTTGGGGAAACCGCATCGAAGGCGAAAGCCCGTATACGGTTTATGGCTTTGATGTCGGTACGAACGTCGGATATACCGTCATCGGCGGCAACTACTACACCGCCATCACGCAGACGCGAAATCTGACCGACAACGGCACCGGCACAAATATGGCCGACCCGACGTACACGACGCCGGGCATTTCGGGTTACACCCCGTGGGATGGCGTGCCAAACGGTCAAATTGTTTATAAACGCGCTGGTTCGGGCAAGAACTACAACCCGTTTGTCACCATTCAAGACACGGTATCTAGCACCGGCAACCCGGTCACGCTGCAACTTATTACGCAGCGATATGTCGGCCAATCATTTCAGATATTGCGACAAGGCACTAACGCCAGCATTTCGGGCATCACGCAGGCCAATCCTTGCGTAATTACGACCTCGGCCCCGCATGGAATCAATGTCGGCTCAAAGATCGACATCTCGGGCATCGTCGGCATGACGCAGTTGAACGGCGTCACGGCTACGGTGTCGGCGGTGACCTCGACCACGCTGACGCTCGGCGATGTCAATTCAACAACCTACACGGCCTACAGTTCGGGCGGCACGATTGTTCCGCAAGTGGTGATGTACGCAATCAATGGTAACGGCCAAGTGATTATGCAGTACACCAACCAAGCCGCCAGCAGCCCGTTCAACAACGCCGATTATATCGGTCAGTTATTCTCGGACACGAATGGTAACGCGGCATACATCGCGTATCGCACCGGCTTCGGCGCAGGCGATTGGAAGATCATCACATGACGCATTTGGCTGATGATCGTGACCTTGCGCTCTCCGTAGGCTATCGCGCCACGGATTGGAGCGAACCGTTAGACTTTGACACGTACCTTAACGCTCTAACGGATTGGCACGTTCAAGCCATTATGCGCGGCGATGAGTGCATCGGCGCGGTGTATCGCAAAGAGGACGAAGTTCACGTATCCATCGTCCCCGAGTGGCGTAAAAAGTGGGCGACTAAAGGGCTGTTGCGGCAAGTGTGCAGCAAAGGCACATCAACCCGCGTAACGCCCGGTCACGACTATATGTACGGCATTTTGGCTCGTTTAGGATTTAAGCCGACCGACAGCGGCAAATTGGTATTGGAGCAATAACATGGGAATCGAAACGGCACTCATTGCATCAGCGGCTGGCAATCTAATTGGATCGGGATTGCAGGCAAGCGCAGCACGCGGTGCTGCAAGAACGCAAGCCCAAAGTGCCGCTGAAGCGCGGGCGCAGATTCAAGCAGCCCTTGATAAAATTGAAGGGTTTTCAAAATCATATCGTGATACTGGTGAAGCCGGGCTTACCAAAATCAACGAAATGCTGCCGTATTTTTCTTCGCCAGTAACCGAAGAAGAAATCCGCAATATGCCGGGTTATAACTTTATTGTGAACCAAGGCATTGGTGCGGCTCGACAACGATTTAATCCAACGGGCGGCGGTTCTAACATGGATCGTGCCGCGACCAAATTTGCGACCGACTATACCTTGAGTTCGGCATTGCCATTTTTGTCGCAACAAAAAACAGATATTTACAACCGTTTGGCGGGTGTCGCCAACATCGGTCAGACGGCAATTGGTCAATACGGCTCGGCGTTGGGTTCTGGCACAAGTTCAATGGCTAACTTAACGACTGGCGCGGGCAGCGCCTTGGCTGCGGGTCAAATTGGATCGGCGAACGCTATAGCAGGCGGCGTTAACAATATCGGCAACACGTTGATGTTGTACCGACTGCTGAAGGGACTTCCCCCGCCGCCGACACCGTCGCCGCCGACACCGGGAGGCTAATCATGGCTATAGGTTTTGATGTAAATCCGATTCAGCCTGTTGGGGCGCAAATTAAACCCGTTGAGGGAATGTCTCTCGGCGACATGGTAAACATGGCGCGTGGCATTCAAGCCTACCGCTCGGGCGCGATCACGCTGTCAAAACAAGAGCAAGAAAACAAAGAGCGGCTTGCCACACAGGAATTTTTCAACAATCCCGAAAACTTCCAAACCAACGGTCGCGTGGATATGGCAAAGGTCAACGCCGCCATTCCGCAAATCGCGCCGTTAACAGGCCGCGACATTATGCGGAACTTGGCCGATGTATCAACGGCTCAAACACAGGCTGATACCGCAACTAGAAATCTTTCAACTGATGCCCGTCGAGTGGTTTCAATGCGTCTTGGCATTTTGGGTCGTGCGGGCGTTAAAGAACCTTCAGCATACTCGGCAGAATTAGATCAACTTGCCAAAGAGTACGGCGACGACCAAAACATGACAAAAGCCGTAGATGCCTATAAAGGTTTGTTGTCTCGGATGCCGGGCGGCGATGCGTTGCCGCAGTTGGCGATTCGCGCCTCGCAGTCCATGATGACGCCGACCGAACAACAGGGCGCGTTTGCGCCGTCTGTGTCCATGCAAAACGTCGGTTCGACGTTGCAACCAATCGCCGTCACGCAGCAGCCGGGCGGCATGGCTCCGCGCATCGAACGCGCAGGCGCAGGGCTTCCGATCAGTCTGCCGCCGGGTAGCCGCGTACAACCGACAGGCCGCGTTGACGTTAACAACAATCCGACTGCATACGTTTATTCGGCTGATGGCACGATGGTCGGCGAAATACCGATCCCTGCTGGTGCGCCGCAAGGCGGTGCAGTTGCGCCGCCCGCTGGCGCGACGGCTCCGCGTCGTGGCCCCGTCATGCCGCCGGTTGGCCCGCAAGCCGGGGAAGCCGTGCGTCGATTGCCTGCTGGCGAAACACCCGACACGTATGCCGCCGCAAACAAGATTCGGCTTGACGCGCAAACGGCAGCGCAGAGCGTTCCGCAACAATTGTTCAACAACAACCAGATCATTGGCATCGTCAGCAGCAACGATGTGGCAACCGGCAAGGGGGCGCAAACGCTTGCCAATTTGGGCGGCGGTTATGCGGCACTTCCGTGGTCAACGGATGCGGCAACCAATTTAGATAAATTAGGTCACTATATGGCGCTGCAAACCGAAAATCTTGCATCGTCTGCCGGATTTAACACAGACAGTTCGCGTGCGATTGCTGGACAACAAACTGGCACGACGGAATGGACTGCCGATGCTATTAAAAATACCGCACGAGTCAATCGCGCATTAGCAACAGCCAAAGATTATTACAATCGCGGTATTCAAAATGCGTTTGCGAAAACCAAAGACCCGTTTTCGGCCCGTGATTTTCGCGACAAATGGGCGCAAACGCTAGACATGGATGCGGTGCGTTTGATTGACGCATCGCGCAACATGGGACAAGACAAGGACGGCCTTGCAGAGGTTGCGATTGAGTTGGGCGGCGTCAATAGCGATCGTTACAAAAATGCCTTAAAAAAGGTGGCCGAGATTCGCAAATTGATTCGAGGTGAGTGATGGCCGCTGACCCACTTGATCCCGATCTGATTGACGCAGCAGCCCGTCGCGCCACCGCTGGTCAGCAACGCACGGCAGCGCCCTCTACGGCGACCGCTGCGCCGATTGACGAACTGTCGCCCGAGTCCATTGATAAAGCCGCACGAAGCGCCGTCAGAACGTATCAGAAGCCCGTGCAGGGCATTGCTAACCGCGTGCTACGTCGGGCTGGTGAGGAAGTGCAAGCCGCTGGACAAGCCGCTGCGTCGGTTGGCGACATTTTGACGGGCGTTGTGCCTGCCGCCGTGGAAACTGTCACCTATCCAGTTGCGCGTGCGATCGGACAAACACCCGAAGAAGCGCAACGCACCGCTGGCACCGCTGGAAGTTACTTTTCGCAGCCGTTCGGTAAAGCCTTTGGCGTGACCGAAACCGCTGGCTATAAAGGCGAAGCCGGTCGTCGATTGATGAACTTTATTGGCGAAAACGTCGCAAAGGGCGCGAAATGGATTTCGGAAAAAACCGGAATGCCCGAGCAAGATGTGTCCAACATCATCGCGCAAGGCACGTTCGCCGCGCCGATGGCCGCAGAGGTGCCAATCGTTCGCCGCGCTGCGGGCGCAGTTAAAGGGGCCGCAGAAACCGTTGGCGAGGCCGCAAAGCGTGAAGCCGGATATGTAGCCGGAGCCGTGCAGCCTGCGGTGGAGGCGGTCAAAGCCGTCGTACCGTCACGCCGTAAGCCCGAGCCGACGATTGGCACGCGAGAGGCCGCTATAGCCGACGTACAGACCGCTACGGGCGAACGGGTCAATCAGTTCGGCCCACGGTCGGCTGGTGCCGCAGAAGCCCCACAACTCGCCGAGGTGCAGGCCGCGCTGACAAACGCCAGCCCGACGTTGCGTGCGGTTATTGAAACAATCCCGCAGACCGACGCCAACGTGCCGACGATCATGCGGCACCTTGAAGCCGACACGCTGCCGGTGCCGATTAAATTGACCAAAGGGCAAGCCACGGCTGACCCCGTGATGTTGTCCAACGAACAGAATCGTCGTGGCCGCGATCCCGAATTAGCAAAAGTATTTAACGAACAGAATCAAGGTCTGGTCGAAAACTTGGTCGCGATTCGGGAAACCGCAGCGCCGGATGTCTACACCGCCCGCACGATTGAAAACTCCGAAAACCTTATTCAAGCCTATAAAGACTTGGACAAGACACGGCAGGACAAGATTTCCGAGGCTTACAAGGCTTTGACGGACGCGGCTGGCGGGCAGTTTCCGGTCAACGGAAAACGCATTGCAGAAATCGCAGATGCATCGCTAAAGAAAAACCTCAAGACGGAATTTTTATCGCCCGGCATCCGTTCGCAGTTAGAAGACTTTAAGTCTGGCGAAAAAATGACGTTTGAGCAGTTTGAGGCGATGCGAACCAACCTTGCCGCCGAGATTCGCGCCGCAGAACGTGCGGG